GTATTGTGCCATTTAAAATTCCTTTTGATAGTAGAACTCTATTATACAATAAAACAGATAGAATGTCAATCCGCAACTAGGCTAGATTGTTTCCAGCCTATCCCTAGTATTTTTAGTTCAGTTTGACAATTTAAACACACTGTTCTAAGATTTCTCCAGTCAGTGTTGTTTAAGTTTCCGTCAACAAAATGAACAGTAAGTTGTTCATGAAAAGATGGATTAAAACCACATTGTTCGCATAATTTTGATTTTTTATATCCTGCTGTTTCCCATCTAGGCTTTTCTATTTTTGTTTTCTTTTTTACTTTACGAGAACAACTGTCACATATTTTTCTATAATATGTTTTTTCACCTTTTTTGTAATTAATAGCAGCAGGCTTTAAACTGCACTTTTCACATATTGGTCTGTCTTGCATAATCGTTGAACCTTTATTGGTACCTTTATTTACCTACTATATTACACCGAATTCGGTCAAAAAGAATAAATATTACTAACAAAAACTTGTATACGAGGATTCTGACAAATGGCATTAGTATCACCAGGTGTAGAAATTACAGTAGTAGATGAAAGTAACTATGTACCAGCCGCTGGCGGTACGGTGCCTTTCATTATGATTGCTACCGCCGCTGACAAAACAAGCGGTACCGGAACAGGCTCTGCAGCAGGCACAATTGCTTCTGCTGTAGGCAACACATATTTAATTAGTAGTCAACGAGAACTAGTGGAAACTTTTGGTAACCCACTATTCTACAATGACTCAACAGGTAACAGCATTAACGGTTACGAACTTAACGAATACGGGCTTCAAGCTGCATACAGTGTGTTAGGTGTTATCAATAGAGCATATGTTGCTCGTGCTAACATTGACCTAGGACAACTAGTAGGCACAAGTACACGCCCGACTGGTTCTGTAACTAACGGAACAGCGTGGCTTGACACAGCTAATACTGATTGGGGTATTTTCGAATGGAACAAAACAACTGGAGCATTTTCAGTTAAAACTCCAATCGTTATTACTAGCACTAACGACTTAACTGGCGGCTTGCCAAAAACAAGCATTGGCACAGTAGGAAGTTATGCAATAGTAACAACTAATACTTCAAACCCAGTATATTACAAAACAAGCGATAATGCATGGGTATTAGTAGGTAGTAATACATGGCAAAGTTCACGTGCTTCAATCACAGGCACTGAAACAAATCCAACACTTACTGCTGGCGACACATTAATTATAAACGGCACAACAGTAACAGCGTCAAGCACAACTGTTGCAAGTTTAGCAACTGATATTAACAATGCTAGCATTACGGGTGTTACAGCAAGCACACAAAACAGTAAATTGGTAATTTTTGCTGATAGCACTGCTACAACAGACGGAAGCACAACTGACGGCGCTGTTGCAATTTCAAATGGGTTAGTTGGGACAATACTAGCAGACCTTGGAATTACAACAGGTACATATAGAGTTCCTGCTGTACAGCAAAGCGCACACACAAGTATTCCAGAATGGAAGTCAACTGATGCAGCACCTCGTCCTACAGGCAGTGTTTGGGTTAAAACAACAACTGCAAACAGCGGTGCTGATCTAGCTCTTAAAGTTTACAATAGTGCAAGCGGTGCTTTTGCACTAACAGGTGCACCTTTATACGAAAACGACAGAACAGCTAATAAAAATTTAGACGGTACTGGCGGAGGTAAGAATATTGCAGCTGGTAGTTACTATACACAGTTTGATGTAAGCGAAAATGACACAGTAACTTACAAATTGTTTAAACGTGCCAACGCAGGTGCTACTGTTGTTACAGGAAGTAATACTAGCCCAACATTCACAGCGGCAGAAACATTTACTATCCAAGCAAGCCAAGTTAACAGCACTGTACTAACAACATCAAAAACAATTACGCTAAGTGGTACAACTGCTGAAAGTCTAGTAAGTGATATACTTGCAGCTAACGTAACAAATGTTACAGCTAGAGTGTTATCAACTGGTGCAGTACAAATTGAGCATAGCGCAGGTGGTTCACTTGTTCTTAAGGATTCAAGTGGCACACCATTAGCAGATGCAGGTATTACATCTTCATTATCAAATGTAAGAGCAGGCAACAACAGTGACTTAATTGCTAGCAACTGGGTACCAGCTACTTACACTGCAAGTGCAACAGCACCAGGAACTGATCCAGCAGATAGCACATACTGGTACTATAGCGTAGCTGATGAATTTGATATTATGGTTCACAACGGCACAACATGGAAAGGTTATAGAAACGTTTCTAACGATGCTAGAGGATATGATCTAACAGCAACAAACAGTACAGGACCAATTGTTAGCGCAACTGAACCAACACAACAAGCTGACGAAACAGCACTAGTTAACGGAGATCTTTGGATTAACACAAGCGATCTTGAAAACTTCCCTAAAGTTTATCGTTATCAAGGATCAGACGGATGGGTATTAATTGACAATACTGATGCACTAACTGAAAATGGTATTGTGTTTGCCGATGCTCGTTGGACTAAAAACGGAACAATAGATCCGATTACCGATGATATTACATCAATTACTGCACTAACAGAAAGTGATTACTTAGATTTAGATGCACCGAACCCTGCACTTTATCCACGTGGTACACTACTGTTTAACACAAGACGTAGTGGATTTAATGTTAAGCAATGGAACGAAAACTACTTTAATGCTACTAGATACCCTGATGATACACTACCTTCACAGAAAGGTGCCTGGGTAACTGCAAGCAATAGTGTAGACGGTTCGCCTGTTATGGGGCGTAAAGCAGTACGCCAGGTAGTTGTTAACCAGATGAAGGCGGCAATTGACTCAAACACAGATGTTCGTGAAGAACAACGCGAGTACAACTTAATTTCAGCTCCTGGGTATCCAGAGCTTATTCCTAATATGGTTGCACTAAACAACGAACGCAGAAACACAGCATTTGTAGTCGGTGATAGTCCTATGAGATTAACTCCAGACGAAGCTGAAACTTGGGGTGCGAACGGTAACAGTACCACCACTGACAGCGAAGACGGACTAGTTACTAGCGATGCTTACTTAGGTGTATTTTATCCAAGCGGTAGAACTACAAGCATTACTGGCAAACAAATTGTTGTTCCGGCATCACATATGATGTTAAGAACGTTTGCACTAAGCGACGATCGTAGTTTTGCATGGTTTGCACCAGCTGGTACACGCCGCGGCACAATTGATAACGCAAGTGCAATTGGTTATATCAACAGCGCAACTGGTAACTTTGTAAGCATCGGTGTTACAGAAGGCGACAGGGATGCTCTTTATGCACAAGCAGTTAACCCGTTAACTTTCCTTCCAGGTACTGGTTTAGTTAACTACGGTAACAAGACTCGTGCAACATCACCTAGCGCACTTGATAGAATTAACGTAGCAAGACTTGTAGCTTATATTAGAGCACAGTTAGCACAGATTTCGAAAGCGTTTATTTTTGAACCTAACGATAAGTTAACACGCGATGAACTACGAGGCGCAATTGAGCAGTTCTTTAATGACATTACTGCAAAGAGAGGTATTTACGATTACCTAGTAGTATGTGATGAAAGCAATAACACAGCAGAGCGCATTGATCGTAACGAGCTATATGTTGATATTGCAATTGAACCAGTTAAGAGTGTGGAGTTTATTTACATTCCGATTCGACTAAAGAACACTGGAGAAATTGAATCAGGCAACATTGCAAGTTCAAACGATGTATAAAATAGGGGGCAGAAATGCCCCCTTTAGAATATGATAAATATTATAAAATATTAGGAGCAACAGATGGCAGTTTCATCTTTAAACAAATTTACAGTTCCACTAGCTAGTGACCAGAGCGCATCTAGCCAGGGTCTGTTAATGCCAAAACTAAAATATCGTTTCCGTGCAATTTTTGAAAACTTTGGTGTTAGTACTCCGAGAAGTGAACTAACAAAGCAGGTTATCAGTATTGCTCGTCCGAGTGTACAGTTCGACGAAGTACCTATTGACGTGTACAACAGCCGTATTAATATTATCGGTAAGCATCAATGGGATCCTACACAGATAGAACTACGCGATGACATGAACGGTAATGTAAGTAAGCTAGTCGGCGAGCAACTTCAGAAGCAATTCGACTTCATGGAGCAGGCGAGTGCTAGTTCAGGTATTGACTACAAGTTCATTACAAAGTTCGAACTATTAGACGGTGGTAACGGTGCAAGTGAGCCAACAGTTCTTGAAACTTGGGAACTATATGGTTGCTTTATACAGAACGTAAACTACAACGATCTTAACTATGCAACAAACGAACCAGCTACTATTACAATGAGTGTACGCTTTGATAACGCAGTACAAACGCCAGAAGGTAGCGGAATCGGTGCAACTGTAGCGAGAACACTTGGCACAGTCGTAACTGGTTAAGGAGATAACCAGTGGCTAGTTTCTTTAACAATTTTCTAAAGGCATTAGCTGCTGGCGATGGCGTTAACGATTACACACACGCAAGTAGAGTTTTTAGGGATGATGGGTACGCTCTTACTCCTAAAAGCTCTTTTTTATATTACGTCCTTTTTGAATTTAACGAAGTAGTAAGACCTTATACTGACTTTAGTGCAGACCCTCAACGATCTTACGAAATTGGAGTGTTAGTTAAAAATATTACACTTCCTAGTTTTCAGATAGCAATTTCAGAAAAGAATCAATACGGTAAACACACTTATACACAAACAAGAATTAATTACAATCCTGTAAGCGTTACGTTTCACGATGACATGGCTAACACTATTACAGAGTTTTGGGCAAACTACTACAAGTATTATTATGCAGATAGTAATAAAAACAAATCGGTGACTAGTGAAGATTCATACAAATATAGATCCGATTTTGATACTAACAATTATGGTTACAAAGGTTTTAGTCCACGTGGCGACAGTGTTGAACCTTTCTTGAAAAGTATTAAAGTTTACAGTTTACACAAAAAAGAATTCACAGAATACACACTAGTTAAGCCTGTTATTGAAACTATGTCGCATGGCACACACGACAGCGCCGGCTCTTCTGTAATGGAACAATCAATGTCCTTAAGATACGAAAATGTATTATACGGTAAGGGTAATGTAGCAAACGGAAGTCCGCAAGGATTCTTTTTACATTACGACACTAATCCTAGTCCGATATCAAGTAACAATAGAAGTGTTCTAGGTAAAGGCGGTTTAGTAGATACTATAGGCGATGTAATTACAGATATCGGCAACGGTGATTTATTAGGTGCAGGATTAAAAATACTTAGAGGTAAAGAAACATTCGAAGATGTAAACATTGGAGATGTTTTTAAAGAAGAGGCTTTAGGAGTAGTTAGTGATATTGCTAGAGCAAGTGTGCAAGGATCTGTTGTGCCAGAAATCCAAAGCAGATCTGCTAGTGCTGTAAATACAACCATAAACACAACAACACTTAATCCAAATATTAACGTGAATGGACAAAATGGCTGATACACCTAATACAAATTTACCATCAAGCACACCTGCAGAACTATCGTCAGAAGAACGTACTAGACTATATTTTAACGGTTATTTTGATGTAGAAATTAATATTGATTCAGCAACGCATGATGCAGTATACAGTTTCTTTTTAAAAGAACTAGGTGATGAACAATCTGCTAGAGCATTTACTAGTAGTTTGATTACAATTGCTTATGAAAATAAACTCAAACCATTAGATATAATAGATGAATTTTCCACACAAAATGGTATTCA